CTGGGTTTTCCCTCGATCCAAGTACCGAGAGAGGTTGCAACGTGCAACCCCTAAAAACGGGGGGAGTTTAAATAGTCCCCTCCCCCAAGGGACTGGGAGGTATTAAAACTCCTCCCTACCAGGGCGGCCTTGGCCGCCCCGTCGGCCCGAAGGCAGGAACTCATCATCAATGGTGAATTCCAGCATCCGGTCCTGCAGGTACTGCTGTCCTGCACGCCCGTGCTCGCGTCGGCGACCACGGGCCGTTGCCAACTCACTCTTCGGTTCGACGACTTCCGAAGTGAGCTGAAGAGGACGAGGCTGGGTCCTGCCTACAGCGCGCCAGGAGCGCACCGGGATTGTCCGTGGGTTGTTATCTACAGGTTTCCACTGTACAACAACCCTGGGGACCCGAGGCAATGGCACCTCGTCCGTGGGAACAAATTCCATAAAACCCACATTCTCTTCCGCTCCAACAGTGACAAATTGCCGCTTTCCCGCACTGGGTCTGTCCTCCCAGAGATAAAACAACATTTCTTCCCACATATCCAACTGTCTCCTACAAGCCTCGACACTGCGCAATTGCAGGGGCGTGATCAAGGAAAACTCCTCATCGCCATCGCGAAGGGTTTCCATTGCGCGCTCCTTGTGATCGCGACAATAATTGTCAAGGCGCGTCGACAAATTGTCCAGGACCTCATATTGTTTTTCTCTGGCAAAGAGGGGCATCAGCCCAGTGTTCAAAGCCAAGGTTGTAGCACGAATGAGAAAGTACTGTTCATCTTCGTGCGCCTGCTTAATTGGGTCAAAACGGCGCTTGGGAAACTGTGCCTGAGCAAGCCAGCGCGCTAAATCAACGCAGCTGACCACCACATTCTTTTCCCAGTCGTAGTAGTGCTCATATCCCAAATATGGGACGGGCTTATTAAAATATTTGGCGAGAATATTCGTCTCTGGCCTCATAGTAAAATTTTCGCTAACGCGTTCAACTTTGCAAACAAAGCCAAGGGACGCGCCAACCTGAAAGACAATATCCGTAATCAGGCTGAAATTTCTCTCTCCATCCGCCCCACGCGGAAACATGGTGTCAATCTGGTCGGCCTCACCCCCCTTAGTCGGAAAGCCATTTCTGGGCATTCCACCAGGGAAATGGTGAGCCAAAAGCGCATCAACCAAAGTCTTAACTCTCTCGCACATTATATTGGCAAGAACGTTGTTAACTTTAGATTGAAGAACAGTACCAGAGGGACCGGTGTCCCTCGTG